ATTTCGTTCCTCAAAATACGGATTTTAATACAAAGAAAAATTGATGATAAATCTGACCGACTGAAGTCGGTGGCTTTAACCTTCAAGTGGAAGTAAATGGCGTTGTAGATAAGCCGTCAACCGCACCATAAACAGCCCATTTTACTTTTGCATTTTCTGTGACAAGGCGTTGCACGATTGCTTGATACGCACCTTGATTTAAGGCTTCAACAACGTGAACCCATGCTTCGTTTAGCATTGATGCACGCATTGATTCACCGCGCCCCAATCTTTTGAGTACATTACCTCTATCAACTGCAAACGGCTTGTCAATTCGACCGCGTGTCGCACGCATTAAAATCCCGAATATCTGGTCAGAATTATCTGCTACAGGAATTTCGGAATTGTCACGCAATGGATTGAGCTGTACACCCGATTCCGCACCTAATTGTCTTGTAAATGCTTGCATGATTAACCTCCAGTTACAGCGGTTTCAGTCACAGGTGCAGCAGGTGCAACAGGTGCAGCAGGTGTTGATTTTGAAGGTTTTGATGTTTCAGGTTTTGTTGCAAGTGACAATTCCTCAACAGTGATTGCCGCTTCATGCAAATTCAATTCTGCGATTTGCTCAATTGACGAAACAAGGCGATGCAAGTCATCAAATGTTTTGATTTTTGCTTCTTCTTTACCTGTCAATGCTTTCAAAAACACGCTTGCTTCTGGTAACGCAACATTGCGCGGCAAGTGATTATGCAATCGAATTGAAATAGGGAATTTTACATCGCTGAAAAAATCATTTACCAAGTCATTTGCGTCAACGCCCGTAATTGATGGTGCGCCGATAATAAATTTAGCTGCCATTTTTAACTCCAGTTTTAGGTCAAGTTAGTAATGTTAATCATCGCGCAACCCAAAGAGCTTGGAATGTGCGGATTAACCGCTGTAAAGTTACGCGCGTAGAAACCCGCACCCGTTTTCAAATCAACATTTGTTGCAATTGGAATGACAGATGGCGCGACAGCATCACCCAAAATAAACGGGTTACGAGTTACATCAGTTGCACGACCAACACACAAAACGCTTGCCGCTTGATGTCCGCTAACAACTGATTCAGGAATCAATTTGGGCGCGTAATACACTTCAAATCTTCCGAACAAGCGACCGATTCTATAAATAGATGGACGCGCTGCAATGCCAGACGGTGTAAATAAAGTTGATGGCAAAGACAAAAGCATTGCCGCCATGAATTTACCAACATACAAATGCGTAATGCCGTGATTCATGGTGTCATTTGCCATTTGTTGGTCTAAAGCACCTAATGGCGTTGCAAAATCTTGGAAAACTTCTGCGCGTGATTTTGTCGCCATCGAGCCGCTTGTCCAGCCAAAATCAAAATCAATTGAATTGTTTGCTGCTAGGCGCATTGCCATACCCAATACTTTGTAATGACGTTCATTTGCAAATTGCTGTTGAATGCCGATTACCGATTCACTGTAAGGGTCTAAACCTAACTCGTTTGCCATTTGTGTACGGCTATCGATGGTTTGTTGTGTGAATACGCGCCACGAATTAGCGTAAAGTTTGAACGTATCAACACGAGTAATGATTTTCGGCGTTAAAGACGGGTCGCGCTCATAATCAATAAAGCCTTCTACTACAACAGGCACGCTAGTTGGCATTGCAGGTGTCGTAGTTAAAGCAATAACGCCTGTGTCCGTATTGACGTAACCTGCGATTGCGTAATTCACGCCTGCGATTTTAATTCCACCGCTAACCGCTGAATTGCCCGAACCCGCATTATCCACTTCACGCGCTGCAACTTGACCGTTCACATAAACGATTGTGCGACCGCGTAATAAAACCGTTGTCACGCCCGCTGGGTCGCAAGTTTCATGCGTTAATTGAATGCCCGTGATTTTGCCTGTGACGTTACCGCTCGCATCAATCGAGCATTTGTGAATGCGTGAACTTGAAATATAAGCATCGCCGCTGCTAACACCATCAAGAATCGCACCCGCGCCATAAGCACCAAAAGCACTATCGGCTTGATGTTGCAAGATAGCGAGTTTTGCTTCATTGCTTGAAATATCCGCAGGTAAATAATGAGCAAAAGGGATTGCTTCGGACATCATCGACAAAATAGCAACAACTGCGCGATTAGGCTGCAAGCTCAAAGAATCAGCGTGATTGCTGGTTGCGCTATCGAGTGTTGGTAATTGGTGTTTTTGACGCGCTTCATTGGTTGTGCCGTAAGCCGCGTGAATCGCTTGCTCTACTACGTCAGCAGGGACGCTACAGCCATGCGCGTTTTCGTAAGTTGAAATGCCGTCTAAAATTGCTTTTGTGACAATGCCACTTTTATCGCCACACTCATCAAGTAAAACCTGTAGGTTTTCAGGAATTTTCGCGCCTGTTGAAGAAATAAAATCCTCGGCGGCAATTGAATCAAACGTGCCTGTGTTTGAAATCGCGTTTGATTGTAAGTCGCTAACAAAATCAGCTACTTCAAGCGTTGATTTTTTCGCGTAGTTATATTCAGTTTTTTGCATCGGTAATGCCTCGAAGTAAAATAAAAAGTAAATTATTGCGAGGCTATTATTAGTGGCAATCACGCCTGTTTTTTGCTGGTTTTCCTATTTTGAGCATGACCGTTAATGCCGTTTTTTAAACACAAAAAAAACCACCGTTGAAATTATCGCGGATGGTTTTGATAATTGGCGGTATCGCCAAATTTGAAGTTTTCTACGGACGCATAAACGTATCAAGTTGTGAAAACGTCATCGTTAATTCCTGCATTGCATCTTCTTTTCTCGAAAGACTAATTGCCATGCTTTGTGGTCTAAATAAGCCAATATCTTCATAATCACCAAATGGATAACCATGCACGACTTTGATGCTAACTGCATAATCCGCTGGATAGCCAATTGTGCCATCAGTGTGAACTGCCTCGTGTGCGTGTGCGTTAAACCAATTTTTCAAAAAACCTGCATCGTTATCAAGCGTGGTAATGGTCAGCTCAACGGGTTCACTCGATTGCACGCTGTCAACGGTTGTACCGCCTAACTTTCTTTTTTCAGCGGTTACGGTTGTTGGGCTGTATTCAACATCGCTCGCAAACAAATTAAAACGCTGTGAAATGTCGCCATACAACGGACTTGAAACCTCCAAAACAAACCAATTCTTTTGTGCGAAAGTGGTATTTACGGATTCTTTGAAAATGGCTTTTGCTTGCGCGGGTGAAACATTGGCAAACATTGGCGTGTCACCACCCCAAAATGCCGCCTGTTTTGCAATGCCCGCAAATCCGCCTAAATCACCCAAAACACCCGAATTTAAAACCCCCATTCCCGCGCCAATCAAATCGCCGCTTAATAATTTGCCGCCGATATTTCCCGCTGCATTAACCGCTCGCGTCACAGAACTAGGAACGTATTTACTCGCCGCCTGTCCCATAATGCTACCTGCCATCGCGCCCAAATTGCCGCCGATAGATTGACCGATACTGCTCGCAACCGAATCAAAAAGGCTCACCCTCTTACGTCCCCGTGCGTCAAATAATGGCGGATTTGTACAAATTCATTCGTATCAGGGACTTTGAATTTATCCACGCCGTTTTCGACAACCAATGTCACACCATCCAGTTCTAACGCGCCCTCAATGAAAATGCGGTAAACATCGCTGTCCGACATCGTGATTTGAAATTCCTGCTCCGAAATAAACGCCACTTTTTTCACATAGCGCATATTCAGCATTAAATTGATGCTTCTCAGTCTTAAAAATTTAGTCATTTTTACCGCTCCTTTAAGTTGTTTAGGTGCATTATAAAAATGATATTTGTTTGATTACGCTTGATTTTCTTGCTCGCTCTTTTTTAAAAATTCAAGTGCTTCAATCAAATCGTGATACGGCATTGTTAATCTTGGCTCAATGGCGTTTCTTGCGTCGAATTTTAAGCTGCGCTCCAGCCTGTAAATAATTTCAGATGTTAATGTCCGAGCATTGGCTTTTGCCTCGATGGTTAGCGTTTCTTTTAGGTCTTCGGGCATTCTGACATGAACATACGGCATATCATGTTTTTTTGTTTTTATATTCATTTTTACATCCTTAAAAAATAAGTTGCAAAAATTATACCCCGCGAGTATATTTTAATCCAGCAGTTAGCCTGCTAAAACAAAAAAAGCCCCGAGTGATTCCAACACTCAAGGCTTTTATATTTTCATGCCGTCATTGCCCGATTCTTATTTTTGCAATGACGGTTTAACTTTAATTTTTTATAGGGACAGTTATGTCTAGCGAAATTATAGCAGTAACACCAGAAACATTGCCAGCAATCATGTGGCAAAATCAACCTGTTATCACAACCGAATTGCTTGCTGAAATTTACGGCACAGCAATGGACAACATCAACAAAAACTTTGAACGAAACAAATCACGTTTCATTGAAGGCGTGCATTATTTTTTATTGAAAGGCGCGGATTTAAAGGCGTTCAAGAACTGCCCGACTATAAGTCGGTTAGTTCAAATCGGTAAAAGGTCTGCTAGTTTGTATCTTTGGACAGAGCGCGGCACAGTTCGCCATGCAAAGATTTTAGACACGGATAACGCTTGGGCAGTTCAAGACCGATTGGAAGATTTCTATTTCACTAAGAACCAGCCAAAACCCTACGGCTTAATCGAACTCGAAAGCATCAACAAAACGCAATGGGGAATTTTGAGCGCGATGGTTTCAGAGATTTCAATCGCCAGCGGCAAAGAAGGTACGACGAAAACAGCGTTGTGGTCACGCTTCAATAATCACTTCAAAATCGGCGGTTACAAAGAATTACCTGCGATTAAGTTTGATGATGCCGTGACGTATCTTGAGGCGAAACGCGATGAATACAACAGAGGTTTTACGCTTGCAGTGGTGAAAAAAGATGATTTGCTTGCATTAGGTTATGACAGTGAAACTAAGATGTTCGCAGTACAGGCATTACCCGCACCACAAGCACCCCAAAAACAAGCAGAGCAAGAATTTACGCCCTGCCGCGTGTCGGATTACTCACTGACACATTTGACGATAGAAATTCCCATGCAAAACGTAGAGTTTATTTTAAAGAAATTTGGCGGCATGGTTTTGTATCAGGAAGACATGGCGCGAATTAAAGGCGTTTTGAAAGCGTAATTTTTAATCGCATTAAAAAAGCCCTGTAGGTTACTGACTTACGGGGCTTTTTCGCACTTATCAGCTTTCCATATCTACGCACTACAAGGCTTAAATTTTAGCGCAAGCCGCGCAAATAGGATTGCAATGTCCACGTTTCGCGGGGCTTTGATTCTTTAGATGGAATAGCAACGGAATCTAAAACAATCTCTTTTTCAATAGTTGTGAATTGTCTTTTTTCTGGCTCAACACTATCCATTACCGAATTTTCAGCTTCCACTTTTGGCAAAACCGTAAAGCGTTGTGTTTGCAAGTGCTGCATTTGTGCAAACAATTCTTTGATGTCGGTAACTTGTCTAAAATCGTGTGACGTTTCGTAGAGGCTTTCACGGGTTTCTTTGTCATCAATTCTATCGAGAATCACAATTTTAGTATTCACCGACGTACCAGCACGCTCAAACGCAATCGACGGTAAATGAATGGTTTTTGTGAGAATGATATTGTCTTTTTCAGCACGTTCTAAAAATTGATTAAAGCGTTTTTCTGCCATGCCGCCATCGGGAATTAAAGCCACTACGCGACCTAAATCACGCAAGTGTTTTGTCGCTTTTTCAACGTGTTCAATCGCCATTTTTCCGCCTTTGCCAAACGGTGGATTCATTACTACGGCGCTGAATTTGTTGTAAGTGCTTAAATCCTCGAATGCGCCGCCTTTAATGTCGCCATTACCCGCTGTACGCAATGCTAAATCACCTTGCAAATCAAGCGATGGTTCAATGTAAGTGTTTTTGGTGTTTTCTGGCATATAACGCGCAATTGCACCATGCCCCGCGCTAGGTTCTAATGCGCTTTCACCTGCTTTTAAATTGGCGAATTCCACCATTTTCATACCAATAGGCTCAGGCGTTGGGAAATAATCAATACCTTTGCTTTTAGTATTTTTATTGGCTTTTTGCGTAGCGAAATAATCAGAAATAGCCTTGTCAAACGGTGATATTTCTTCGAGTTTGTTTATTTCTTTGCCGCCACGTCCTTGTTCTGTGCTGGGTTCGTCACTATTCGCATTTAGATAACCGTTTTTAAATGCGTCTAACAAGTTTCGCGCATCGTTGCCCATTGCTAAGTTTTCGGCTTCACTTGAGCGCGTGGCGATTACATCTGCGAAAATGCGTTTTTCGTACTTTGTGCCTGTTGAAATATATTCAAAAATAGCATCCGTTACCTGTCCAGTGCGATAAATCCGCCCTTCAATTTGTATCGTATCAGTGGGTTTTGTTGGTAATCCTAAGTTAATCAAAACCCGTGTTTTTTTGCCCGTAGTATCGTGCAAACTTACACCCTCTTTGCCCTTGTCGGTTTGCATTAAGATGATGTTTTTTTCTAACGAATCGTTATTAAAATCCTTTGCCGATTGCAGAATTTGTTTTTTCGCTACCGTGCCGTTGTAAATCATCACATCACCGCCAAATGCGCTTTTTAGCGTTTCAATCGGGCTTTGCAAATCATCTAATTTCATGTTGGCATATTTAGGGAAATTCTTTGAAAAATCGGCGTACTGACTTTGAATTTTACTTTTTTCACGGTCATCCTTTTTCGCCCAAACATTGCCCGTTGTCATGAGTTTAAATGGATTTGTCGCGCCACCTACGTTATAGCCGTGAAAAACTACGACTTTACGATTCAACGCAAGGTGCAAGTGAATTCGCTTAACGATTGATTTCGCCTTGATTGCTTCGAGTAACTTTAACCGTGACAAATAATCAAAGCTGGAAGCGTGAATGTAACTGTTTAGCTCGCGGTATTTTGAATCATTTAATGCCGATAATGCCGCGTCAATTTGTTCGCCTAATTTGTCTTTTAGGATAATGAACTCACGCGAATAATCCGCATCAACTTTAAGACTGCGACCACTTAACGCGCCGCTTGTTTTCAGCATTTCATTGAATTGGCGTTGCATTGCGCCGCCATTAACACCTGCATCGGGTCTGGTTAATTTGTTGGTACGCATCGAATAACCAAAATGCGTCATCATGAAATTTTGTTGACCGTCGCCTGAGTTATAGCCGCCATCTTCTGATTTTGGATAATCAAACAAATAACCTTCAGCGTAATCAATAGATTTTTCATAAGCAAACGGCGTGGCGGACAAAAACAAAACCTTAGCGCGTTTCTTTTCTAATTCGGCGCGGATTTCATCCTTTGCTTCCTCTAGCTCTTGCTTTAATTCTGCTTCCTTATCTTCCAGTGCTTTTAGATTTTCTTTTTTAGAATCCGTCCAGCCCGTCATATTCGTCCAGCCACCACCGCCACCAGCCTCACGAATCTTAATCTTAACGGCATCAAGCTGTTGCTTTACGGCATCAAGCTGTTGCTTTACGGGGTGATTGTTCAGTTTTTCACTAACTAACCCCGCTGTTTTGCTTGGATGCCCTGTAATTTTACGCATCATTTCCTGTGCGCCTGTTGAATCACCCGCCGCGTTAGAATTGATTTTGTGCGCTTCGTCAAAAATCACTAAATCCCAATCACGGCGCATTAAACTTTCGTTTTGGTAAAAATTGGCATAACTGGTGATTGCTATGCCTTCGCCGCCATTATCGGTAATGTCTTCAAGAGCCTTGATTTTTAGATGTAGATTTTCAGCCGATTCAATGAAATCAGCGGCGATTTTGTCACCTGGTACAACAATCAAAATGCTTTGCTTGCCTTGTTTTGCAAAACGTTTAATTGCGCCTAATGCGGTATAGGTGTTATGGGTAACAACGTAATCGTCAGTTACATAAAGGTGTGACGGATGCTCGATAGCGATACATTGAGCTTGTTTTTTCCCAACTAAAGTAACCGATACAATTTTTCTTCTTGGTGCATGAACTTTTGGAGTAATCAAATCGAGCTTTCTTGTTAATCCAAAATACTGAACAGAATTAGGCAAATGCAAGCAGGCTGTATAAGCTAATTTACCTGTTTTGCGCTCTCCATTGTGTGTGTACGTTGGAATTTTTTTAGAAACCGTTGCTATACCGCCAAGCGAACGAGTTAATTCTATAATGCCATCTATAAGCATTTTAGATACGCTTGTGAAATAAACAGAACCTGTTTTTTTGTCAACATATCCGTCGGTGTCAAGCAACCCTCTCAACAGATTCAGTCGTGAATTTGTATCCGTCATAAGGTAATCAGTCGGAATAAACTTGCTTACAGAATCAGCACCCCATAAACCATACTCTTTTAAAGCGTTGATTAGTTGACTGGATTTAAAGCCACCGTTTTCATTTTGAGATTTAAAGTCGTTTTCTCCAATCCTATATGTTGGACATCTATCATCACTAACATTAACAGCACTTACTGAATATCCGTCTTTCAAATGAAGCTGCACTAAATCAGCTATTTGTTTGTCGCCTGTTGAAAAGGTTATTGAGCCTCCTCGAAAACAACCATCGCCCAATAAAACCCCCATCACATAACCATGAATCAAAAAATCTTTTTTATTGAATTCTATCGAATTTACAACGGGGATAAAATGCTGTTTATCGATTGTTTCTCTAATTTCTTTTAGAGTTCTAACTTCTGGCTGGGCGCAATTCCAGTTAGGATTGCCGCGCATTTTTCGCCTCTCATACAGCGTTTGAGTAAGCCACAAATGCTCATCGCAACACTCAGTAACTGCGCCATCCGAAAATTCAACGCGATAAATTTCTTTTTCGCCTTGAGGATGAACAGATAAGACTTTAGTGGTTGTGCCGTCGGCAGTAATAACGGAATCGTTAGGTTTAATATCACCCATTAGCACCCAGCCATTAGGCGTTAATACTTTTGCGTCTAATGGCTGTGCCTTGCCAGTACCAGTTCCATTAGTAATCATCATGCCGTGTGCAGTTTCAAAACGCTCCTCTATTTTGATAATGTCGTCTTGTTGTTCTGGTAACAAAAACGGCAATGTTTCACGGATATTCCACGCACCTTTTTTGTAGGCGATATTTTCAGCATCATCTTGTAATTGCTTTTTTTGTTCGCGGCTTAGTTTTTCAGTCTCTCTAACAGCCCCGTCAAGCTCGCTATTTCGCTGTCTGTCATCAGGTATTCCTTGTCCGCCATCGTCACTGCTTCCTGCACCGTCTGAATGTCGGGAATCATCCCCAAGTTCTCCGTTTCCGCCATCCACGCTTGAATCGCTCGGTATTCCAGCAGAATCGGGGCGAATCTCTGATAAGCCAATATCACCTTGTTGGGGAAGTTCCGCGCCGCTAGTTGGTTCGCCTGTAATTCCTGATTCTGTTCCATTTGTTCCTCGGTCATTGAGAACAGTTCCGTCACTTGGCGAGTTCTCATTTCGGGGCGTTTCGCTATCTGATTCCAAATCGACATTGGTAGTTCGTGCATTTTCTGATTCCTGTGTAGTTTGAGTTTGTTCTTCTAACCATTTTTCACGCAATTCTTTTTTGCCGCGTGTTTCGGTAAATAGGTCAATGAATCCGCCTTTTCTTACCGCGCCTTTTAATTCCTGTTGTTCGCCATATTGACGTTGCAATGCGTCATTAGCCGCTTTCAATACATCATTTAGGCTAATCGGTTCACTATCACCAAACAAACTTAAACTTTGTTTGCTTTCAAGTTCCTTATTAACAAACGATGCCATTTCTTTAAAGGCTACGCTTAATCGTCCGCTGGAACGGTTATTTTCTTTGATGAATAACGCCATTGCGCCTGTTACTGCATCAATGCCGTTGCCGAATAAATCTGTTTGTGCGAGATATTCTTCAATGGTTAAGCCTTTATCTTTTGCCGCCATAATCGCATTAGTGGCTTTGATAATGGTATCAATCGCTTCTTGGTCAAGTGATAACTCGATGCTATCCGTGAGTTTTGCACTGATATAGTCGGCTTGTTTTTCGCTTAAACCTTTCGCTTTGACAAAATCAGGTGCGGCAGAATTGAGCGCGGCAATGATGTTTTTGATTTCAGGTTTTGAATCATCCGCCATCATTTCAAGCAATCGGTCATCACTGTAAGCACGGGCAAAAATAGCGGCTTGCAAACGGTCAAAAAGTTGTTTGGTCGGTTCGCCACTGGTGGTTGAGTATTGCGCGGCTTCGGCATCGCCTAACGATTGCAAAAAGCCTAAAACAAACGGACGGTTTTGTACTGAATTCAAATCGCCGTCAATCAACTTGCTAATCAGTGCATCATCTAAGCGGTTGGCATCACTACGCGCTTTTTCGGTTGCGGTCATCGCTAATTTGTCATCGGCGTTAGCATCTGAGGCAAAAGCAACGCGGTCTAATTTGCTTTTGCGAACTCGCACTAAAACAGGTTTTTTCATAGCTTCAACTTTGCTTTGACTAATTCCAAAACTTGCCGCTTCGTCAATTAACCATTCACGGTATTCTTCCGCCGCGCCAATGCGATAGGCTTCAATAATTGCCATTGTGCGACCATTACCCGATTCAACAACGCGGTCTTTACCGACAATTGGTGCGCCACTATCTGCTCGACGGGTTTTGCCTAAGCTGTCAACATCAAGGTCTTTTGCTGTTTTCAGTACCCACGCAACCGATTCGGCGCGTTTTCTATCGCGTGGTTGTAATTCGTAAGGGTATTCGGGGTTTTCGTTACCTTGATTGTCGTGACTGACAATTAAGTTTTTCGCTTCAACGACTGCAAAACCTGTTGTGACTTTCAAGCCCTTTGCTGTTTTAACGACGTTATCATCACCTTCTGGTTTTAGGTCGGAATCTGTAAATGTTTCGAGGTCTGGGTTTTGGGTTAAAGGTCTTTCTTCGCTTCGTGTTGCTACAAACTGCTTCAACAATGCCAACTTATCTGCGCCCGTATTTGCTGAAAGTATCTTAATTCTAATGTTTTCAATTTCACTAAATTCTACCTTGTCAAAAACAGGCGCGACAGGTGTTTCACAATCAAAATTTCTAAGGGTTTGCGCTAACATTTCGCTTCCTGTTTGTAGGTTTAGGCTATCTAAAATTGAATTCGCTTGCATTGAAAAGCTCCCTTTGTTGCCTGTGGCGGATTTGATTTGACTGGAATTAAAAGCGATAAAAACTAAATCATCATTACTCGCGCTTTGTTTATCGCCCTTTAAAATAACACCGTCATAACCCATTTTTATTAGTGTTTTTTGTATTTGAGAATTTTTAACACTGAAATAATCGGGTTTTGATGGATTGCCAAAAATGGCGTAAATATCGTTTGTTTTTTCGTTATCACTTTCATTTTCCGAATTTTCTAATTCTTCAAGTGTTTTTCCGTATTTGGCGTTAGATTCATAATCAAAAGCGATATTGGTTATTTTGTCGATACCGTAATAATCATCAATCATAAGTGGATTTTTTAGCGACAAAATCACTGGAATAACATTACCGCCTAATTTTTCTGCATACTCACTGGCATAATCTGCATTATCGGTAAAAAACGAACCTAAACCCGCTCCAATACCATTTTCACCTGCTTTTTCTGTAGCGAATTCGGCTATATCGGCATCCGTTCCGTGATAAACAACAAGTGGTTCGCCGTTGGAATCAATGACTTTTGAATAATCTATATTTTGATTTATAAATTTTGTATAATAATCATTAAGGCGCGGCGATGCAGGTGCGGGATGTCGAGGCATTTGCCCTTCACTCGATTGTGATAAAAGCCCTTCGACACGCCTTATATCTAGCATTTCATGGTCATAAAATAACCTTCCGTTTGCATCCTCTCTAAATCCAGCAGTAACAACATATTGTTTGCTTGCAATATCAACGTGCTTTGAAATAACGACCAATTTACCTTTATTGTTTTTTGGGTTTTCACCGTTATAAACAACAAATCCATTTTTAACCACTTCTTTAATTGCAGCAAAAGCCTTTAGCTTATCTGGTGCGCTACCGTGCTGAATTGCTTGGTCAATGCCGTTATTTCTTATTTCTAATTTAATTCCGCTACGTTGATTCACATAATCACCGACCAAATTATCAACGCCATACTGATAAACTTTTTTTCTAAGTTGCTTCATATCGAGTGGCTCAACAAAATCATCAATTTCAGTACCGCTTATTTTAACGGGGCTTTCAGTTGCCAACTCTTTAATTGTTGCCGCCGCCTCAAAATCTCCAAACCACGCTTTAAATTCTGGCGTTCTAACCTGTGTGTGTTGCATGGCATTGAGTTTTGACGGTTTGCCATTGGGTGCAAGGCGTGGTTTTAACGCCACAAACTGTTTGAGCAAGTCCAGTTTTTCACGCCCTGTTTGAGCGGTACTTATGGCACTGCGTAAATTGTCAATTTCCGTTCTGGCATCATCAAAAACTGCCTTGTGAGCAACTTTTGTTGCATCGCCTTTTTTAAGCCATCGCTTAAAATCAATCATGCTCATTTCAGTAATTTCGCCCAAGCCCTGCCAATCTTTAGCGTAATTTGATAGATAGGATTTTATTGCATTATCTTTGCTGTCATAACCAAAAATAACTTTGTGTTCGTCAAACTTTCCGCTTTGTGGGTTGATTTGGTCAATTACAAAAACGCTTTCAAGGCTATCAGCTTGTTGCTGCGTTAAATGTGGCTTGACAAAAACATCTATTGGGTCGCCATCTGCGCCTTCGGTGCTTGATATTTCGCCATAACTGTCTTTAAGCTCGCACTCCCATTTATTGCCGTCTTTATCAACGCCTTTTCTAACTGAACCGTAAGGGTTTTCGATTTCGATTTTTAAGCCGCTGATTTTAATTTTGGCTTTTTCGTAATCCCCCTTTTTCGCCTCACTAATCGTAGGCGTTTTAATATCGCTTAGCGGTGATGTTGCGCTGTTTTGGTGGATTTTTTCATCAAGCTTGGTTTTGATTTTGATTGCATCCATCACATTCACCCAAACACAGACAAATCAAGGCTTACAAACTTATCAATCGCACTCGCTACCAGTAAGTCATCGGTTGCAACAACAATCTCACTTGAATCAATCACCTTTTGCGCTAAATCGTTGACGTTTTCGCTATCGTGTTTCCCTGCAATGACCTCCTGCAAAAATACGATGTTTGTATCTGTGGCGGGGGCAGATTCACCTAATTTTTCAAGCGCGTTTGAAATGTCTTTTTGCGTTTTGCGCTTTTCTGAAAATGATGGGCTTGTTGCCAAAAAATCTAAACCGTTGTTGACAATTCCTTGATATTGACGCTTTTCTTTAAATCCCAACATGATTACATTACCCCCGCTGCTGCTTTTTTCAGAATTTCAGTCAAAATGTCCGCGAGTTCATTTAGTTGCGGGTCGTACTGCTCCATTAAGTCGCGCTCTTCAATCATTGCAGCTAAATCATCAAGGCGTTTGTCAAATACTTTACGGTCGGTTTCGCTTTTCAATGATTCAATTTCAGTATCGATTTCGGTGATTGTGTTTTGGGGCGGTTGTGGTATATTTTCGTCGGAGCTTTGCTTTTCGCCCGTGACTGCGCTAGGGGGATTGTTATCAATCTGATTGGACTGCGCCCTTTCCCAAAGCAAGGCTTTGTTTTTCAAGTAATCCGCCCTAGAAATCAAGCCACTTCCAACGCTGTAAAAAACTCCCCCGTCACCTTGCTTTACTTGCACAAAAGCAATTTTGGCTTTGCCGTTATTTTTAGCCAAAATAAAGGTATTTCCTTTCCCCTGAAAAATAGCATTTTTATTTTGAGCGACATCAAAAATTAAATCCTCTGTTGAGTCATACCCATTCGCTTTTAATTGTTCTGCTCTAATATCTCTATCGATATGTATTTTTCCAAAGCCGCGACCAGTTTTATCATCATGAAATCCTAGTTGTAGCTTTATCTTCCCAGCACTGCCACCCATTAAATCGGCTTGCTCAGGCGTAATTTCACCAAAATCATCTGAACCATTCGGCGCAGTGATTAGTGTTTCAGGGGCGTTGTCGCTTGTTTCCAAATCTATCTCACTTAATTCTGTTCCAGTTGATTGATTTAGTAAATCTAAGGCTTTATTAAACACATACTCTGGCTCTGAAAAGCCATTTCTCTTAATTCCCATGTAGCCATCATATACACGCTTACCATCAACAAAAATTGCATAAGCCCCATCACTAATACCCGCATCATTAGTTGCTTGATAATTTACCTTAACAAGCCCCTTTGTGTACTCAACGCTTCCAGTAGCGGAATCACTTTTTATTTCAAATCCTTTTAATGATGCAACTGCATCAATTTCGGCAGTTGAGTTTTCAGGCGGTTGTGGTATATTTTCACTGGACGCTGTGAGTTGGTCTGAACTGTCCCCCTCTTCGGAGCGTTGGGAATAAGCCTGAGAAAGCGATGATTCGTCATTGAAAAAAAGGGCATTCAAGACGCTTTCTGCGTCCTGTTGTTTAACTCCGTTTTTCTTCAAATTTTCAATTAGCGTTTTTGGCTTGTCTTTGAAATAAGTTACTACATTCAGTCTATCGCCTTGACGCTTTCCAGTCGCCAAATCTGCAACATAAACATACGCCAATCCGTCACGATTTTTAATGAATACCAATCTAGGCATTTTCTGTTCGCCAACTGTTTCAGATTCCACAACTGCATCAAATTTTTCTGCAAATTCTGGCAAATAAAGCCAATCAGAAACATCCATATCTGGATGCCTGTTTTTAACATGAATTGCCGCGCTTGGAATCAATAACTCACGCGCTACGCCAATATCAATGCTTGTCATATTCTTAACTTTTGTGTTTTTGTCGTGACTAGCAACATTAACAACAAGACGGCTTGCTTTGGGTTGCTTACCTTCTGCTATATCCGTGACAAATTCGGTAATTTCTTCAGGTGTTGCTGTTTTAGTTTTCAAATCCTGCAAATCCTCATTTGATTCTGTTTCGGGTGTTCTAAGCCCATAACCATCTGTTTTTAAACTAGCCGCTTTTACAAGCTGTGGTGATACAAAATCCATGACTTCCTTAATTGTTTTAGAGCCAGAAATAGAAAATCCAGTTTCTAGCAGCAATTGAACTAAATCCTGTTTATTCAGGGGCTTTAAAAACGAAAGTACCGCACTAAGATTGCCCGTCGTTAAAAACCCTTTTAGTATTTCTTTATTTGAGAATTCGGGCTGTTCAACCACTTCATTCTGTCCGACATTTTCAGTTTCATCGGGCGCAATTGTGTTTTCAGCGGGTTGTGGTATAGTTTCGTCAGGGTTGGAAGTGAAGCGAGCTGTGCCATCTTCATTACTAACATCAGCAATGTCTGCCCTCGTGCTGTCTCCAACCTTGACTTTCTCAAACGCTGTTAATAACCACGCTTTTTGCTCTCCATTCCATTCAAGCCTAACCGCTGCTTTATGGTCTTTTGATTCAAGTTGAATTCTTTTGTTTGAACTTGTTTCCGATACTTTGCTCAAACTAGAAATAACGCCTTGCAAATCAGATATTACCTCAGGGTGAAATTTGATAAGTTTTGATAATCCATATCCATCACTAGCCCCCGTGCCTTCTTTCCCCCAAACCAAATCAATATCACCAACATCTGGATGATGCAACGCTGCAACCGCTTCACCTGTTTGCATTTCAGTTAATTTTGCAATTGCGCCTTGTGCATCGTGATAAAACTCTCTAAAAATCTGACCAAATGCACCTGTTTCTATTTCAATCGGCGGGGTTTCATCACCAGTTGGTTCAGTTAATTCGGGTGTGGATTCAGGGTTTTCTAAACGATTAATATTACGCTCTAGCTCATCCGCTGATTCATTTCTGCTGTCACCGCCAACCTCCCTTAGCATAGTGACGAAATCACGCCCTTTTTTAATTCCTTCTTTTCCTTCGATAGCATATTCTAAAGCCATTCGCTTAAATGAATTTTCTGGTGAAATAGAGCTTGTTTTTTCATGGTCATCAAGTACATCTTGGGCGATTTCAATTAGCTTTTCTTTGCCGCTTCTTTTGGCTTTTAGTAGTACACCATTACTGTTGTAATTAGCATTTTTAAGCGCATCAATTAAATCTTGATAGTCGCTTTCACTCAATGCTTGAACTTCGGCAACACTGGCATTCCAAACGGCGTTATTTGTGCCATATTCGGTATTTAGCTCGTTGATTGTTTCACTTACTGAAAATCCGTTTAGGGTTGGCGTTGCAACTTCAGGCGCAACAGGCGCAACAGGCGGATTTGTCAACGCCGCAATCTCTCTATCGTCCTTTTCAACTCTGGCTACCTCTAAGCGATTTTGAGCGTCTTTTAATTCAGCTTCTAAATCGGTAATTTCAGTTTTTAGCCCGTCGATAACTGCTTTGCGCTCTGCGCTTTTGGTATTTGCGCGTAAAAATGCCGCGCTGTTTTTCTGTGCTAATTTCATAATTCGCACAGCAACTTGACGCACGTTTAAATCAACCCCTTTTTCGGGGGCAACTACAATCGTGATGTCTTTTTTGTTGAGCAACCATTTCCACGAAATCAAATCATCGGTGGATTGAATTTTTTTAGGATTAACGTCTGGATTATGGAAGAAAATCGTCACGGCTTGACCGTCCGAAAGCTCGATTGTTGCCGATACATTTGCAACGCCGCGTGCCATGAATGGACTGCTGATTGTGGTGTTAATTGGTGTAACTTCAGTACCTGTGCGTTTCATAACAGCAACTAACGCATTGGTTTTGGATTCGAGCTTTTGAAAAGGAACAATTAACGCATCCAAGGTGATTACGCCGTCACTGTCTTCGTAAATGTCATCAAATGTCGGAACATCGAGTAGCAGTCCGTCTGCGTCATCTTTGCGAATGTCGTATAAAACGCGGTCTAGCGTGGTTTCGATGGGTAGGTTTTCAGCGTTCCAGAGTGTTTTTTTCATGGTTTAAAAGTCCGAAATGGATTGAATTTTTAAACCATGATAGAAGTTTTAAATCGGGTTTTTTTGCGGGTTTTCCTTTTGCGCCTAATCACTTTCGAGATGCAAAAGAATTGAAACATTCACGTCCGAATCGTCTAATTGGCGTTGCAGGCATTGTAATTGACGCATCAATTCTTTAACTTCTTTTGCGGGAAAATCCTTGCTGCAATTAACGCATCGATACGGCGTACCAATTGCATCTAGCGGCAAAATTAACGCTGCCTTGCAATGCTTGCAGGTTATTCTCACGCTTTTAATGTCGGTAACATTTACCTTGAATTTTTCACTCATAATCACACCGCTATTGCTAAAATTTCATCATTAACTGCTTGAATCTGTGTTTTTAATTCGTCGCGCCGAGCTGTTAATTGCACAATCATAGTAGGCGCGGCAGTTTTCATGCCTTTAGGCATTGGGATATTTACTTTTGCTAAACTCGCTTGGAATTTGGAGCGATTTTTAGTAAGTAGCCCAACGATTTCAGATACTGCTTTTGCGTGGTCATCTTGGTTTTTTATGGGCGTTAATTTGCCATTTAAAAGCACCTGAAAAATATCACCCGTTTCTTTGATTCTCAATGTGACCGTTTGCCCGTCTGCCATTGTGATAAGCATTTGACGTGAAGCAATGCCGCTTGATTTGGTAATTTTTGAATCAACGGATGATGTAACTGTCGCTGCACTGGCTTTAGCAAAGGCTTTTTCAACTGCTTTTGATGCCTTATCACCGCTGGCTAAATCTTGAAATGAAAAAAGTTGTTTTGGGTTCATGTTGTTATCCTTTTTTGGTTAATTGTCGTTTGCAAAAACATTCTGAGAGCCTGTTGCGACGTGACCGCAACTAGCAGAATCACCACGCCTACACACGCCAATTCCGTGAGCGTAAATGTTACGGCTTGATTGCGCCATTACTGGAGCTGAATGCTCGTTTAATCCATGTGATGCAACGGATGCGCCTAAGACACAGATATTCGAGCCATTTACAAATACGGTAGTGGCTCTGTTACCAGTAATCATCCCGCCCGCATTATCTACACCTACTCTTGATACGCCTGACATCAGTTTAAGTCTATTCTTGGTGATTTGAGAGCGATACCACTGTTAGTAATTTCAATCGTGCTTACGCCTACTTTTATCGTTATTTTACTGCTTGATTCAATGGTTATTTCGCCATTTGCCGCAACCCTTGCGCTACCCATTATCAATGATGCTAAATCACCAGATATGCGGCTATTGCTATCGCCGCCTAAAGTTAATTCACTATTTCCATCAATTGAAACGGTTGAATTTTTTGATACCTTCTCATCGTAGAATCCTAAAATATCAACCTTTCTATCGTTGCTTACTGTTAATGAACTGTTGTTTTCAACAATTACACTTTCATCGTTTTTGATGTTTGTAATTGAGTTGTGATTGATTGTAATGCTGGAATCACGCCCTACGAGCCTATTGCTATCACGCCCAATTGCTATGCTTGAATCGTTACCGATTATCGTCTTTGTATCGTGACCAATATCTACGCTGTAATCATTCCCAATTGTTAAAAAGCTATCCACACCAACGCGCTCAGTGCTGTCTCTGCCAATGTTAATACTCGAATCACGCAGTATTTTTAGGCGACTATCAATCCCAATAGTTACATCAGAATCTTTGCCAACTGTTTTTGTAAAAAAACCCGCAACATCAATAAATCTATCGTTATCAACGGTTGTTCTTGAATCATTACCGATAGTTTCAGTTTCATTATGCCCAATATCAACACTCAAATCGTGACCAATTTTTACCGTTGAATCATGCCCAATGGTTAGGCGCGAATCACGCCCTACGGTTTCTGTGGAATCATTGCCAATATCAGTTGTTGAATCATGCCCAATGGTTAGTAGGCTATCTACGCCAACGTCTGTAGACCTATCGTTCTCAATTCTAATCGTTGAATCGTGACCAATGGTTAGCAGACTATCCACACCAACAGCAGTAGACCTATCATTCTCGATTCTAATTGTTGAATCATGCCCAATGGTTAGTAAGCTATCCACACCAACAGCAGTAGAGCGGTTATTGCCGATTTTAATATCAGAATCGTGACCAATTTTTAAGTTTCCATCTACACCAATATCTTCACTTTTGTTGTTGCCGATTTTCGTTGTTGAATCAATGTTAATCGTCTTTTCAAAGTAATTAGAAAAAACCTCTAAAAGTGTTTTTGTTCTAATTTCAAAGTTGCCAGCAGCAATAAAGCGAATTAAATTCTCGGAAAAAAAACGAATCCAATTGCCGTGACCGCCAACGCACTCTTTGACACGAATAACAAATCCTTTTGACCAGCTTTCATGGCATCCATCACCATCACTAATTCCGCCAATATCACCACCATCAGGAATAATAAAATCATCACTTCCAATTTCATTTAGTTGAAAATCACCGCCATTTACCAGTGTTCGCTCGTCTAAATCAAACTCGCTTAGATTAAATTTTCCTAAACCAAAACCATCATCCGCAATACTTTTCAAGATACTCCACCTTTTTTAGAAAACACGAGTGCCGTTTGCCGACTTGATTATTACCGAGCCACCAGCCTGAATCATTACCGAATCATTAGAGCGAAGTAATAACCGACCACCCGATATAACCTGCCCTCTGTTTTTTGCTCCTACACGATAATCAGTACCAGCCTTCGTTTGGAACAACTCATCGGATTCAAAATCTATATTTTTATGATGCCACCGCCGCCAATCAATTGAGTTCCCAGCCTGCGGATTTCTAAATCCCGTAATAACAGGGTAACGCGGGTCTCCGCCGATAAAATCTACCCACACGCTATCCCCTTCTAAAAACTCAATTTCAGACCCCCACTTTCCAGCTCTTGATTTATCGCCAATTGGGTACTCAATTTCTGCCTCACTTAAAACATCGCCACCCGTGTTAATGGCTGGAATATCAACGCGGCAAGTGCGTTTTTTTGGGTCGTAACTCTTAATAATGGCAGGAAATCTGCCAACCATATTCCCGTCATCCATTTTTCACTCCGATAATTCAGAAAGCCATAATTTTGTATATTGAGAGCTTTCGCCTCCGTCTGTACCTGACGTATAAACGTGAGCGGCAGTAAGCACAACCAATGGGTCATGCCCTTCAAATTCAACCAAGTCCCCCGCGCAAATATCTTCACTGTAATAAATCTTTGATATTTTTTTGTGGATTAAACAGCGTGTTAAATTCTGTAATTGCTGCTCATTCATGTGCGGCATAAATCTAGCTGAACGCGCTTTTTTCTTATTGCCGTAAATAAATTTACCGTTTTCATCAAGCGAATAAAAAGACTGCACTGAATGGCGTTCTAAAAAACCGCTTTGATGGTCTTGGATATTGTCATTAGGCAGCTTAATAACAGGCTCTTGCTTGAATAAATCCGCTAATTTAAAGTATTTCATCGCCTCTTTTTTCCAGCGAATAATGCCGCCGTTTTCTTGGAGAGCGCGTGCAATGTGGAAGCTGGGCGTTTCTCCCACGCAACATGAAAATCTATCAATTGGGAAATCCGCGTCGATATACTTAACCTCAGCACCCGATGCCCTGTAACATTCGGAAAGCGTTGATTTTTCTTTGAGAATTGGCTTGCTACGCACAAAAGATACCTCAACACATTTATCTAGCGCGGCAAAAATCTTGACGCTTTTTAAATCGTGCGTACCTTGAGAGCCTCTCGTGTCACCATGAACCACTTTTAGAATGTAAAAATCTTCTTCGTTAATGCCCGCTTTAATGATTGAGCTTTCGCGCAAACTATCCGCAATGCTTTCATCAACGCGAATATCCGCCTCAAGCGTCACGGGAATGGGTACTGCATCGTTGCGCATAACAGCAAAGCGAATTAAGTCACCGCGTAATTCTTCGCCATCAACAATTATTTTCATACCGTCACAATTCCACGACAAAATGCCAATTTAGGAAGCTCCATTTCAAAGTTAGTAATATCTCCCGTGATTTCAGCCACGCTACGACCATAAACATCTAAGCCCATTCCGCGTGATGCCTCTAAATACACGGCATTTTCGCGCTCAACATAAAGCATAAACAACGGGCGAATAATTGCCCATTCACTGTCTGTTAATTCGCACGTTTCATCAAGCGGTAAGTTTGGAATAGACAAAAGCGTAAAAACATCAATCTGTTCTGCACGCGATAAAATCACACCGTAGCCGCTATATTTGAGTGTTGCCGCCACAGCTTGCGACAGCAACACATCATCAGACAAAACCGTACCAATTGGGCGTTCATGCTCTGAAAAGCGCAAAACCAAATCAGTAATGGAAGTCATTTAACTAAACCGCAATGTATTGATTTGGGTGTGGTGGTGCAACCAACTCGCTAGGAGATTGATAATTACTTGCAGGAGTAGCACCGCCGTTACCAACAGCACGCGAACTGGTGTTGCCAGAGCGGTAATCTTTTGAATTCCCATCAAAAACTTCACCAAAATAATGATAGAAAATCGTGCCGCTAAATTTAAGAATTTGTGAGCGGTCTTCCCAATTTCTATCAGGATTATCGAGTTGCAAGAAGCAATCCCAAATTTGTTTTTTGCGTAAATAGTTTTGCGGTGTTCCTGCGTAAATAGTTGCGTCGAATGTTCCGCCATCCAAAATAAGAGAGAGTAATGTGTCGCTGACGTGACCGACCATTGTTTCCATAAAGGTGATAGAGCCTTGTTGTGCAACTTTAACTTGTTGTGGTTGCCAGCGTGACGCGCCGAGCGGCATCGGTATTTCGATTTCGCCCTGTGGTGTTAATTCTGGCTCTGGTGCTTGGCTACATAACATCCACATAGATTCATAACCAACGATTTCAAGCGCAAAATCACTTGAAACTTCTTTGTAACCTAAGTTTTGAGCGGCTGTGTAGTGCGTCTTCAAATAACGAGATTTGCTAACGGTCATTTTGATTTACCTACTGATTTTAAATTAAAGGAGCAGGTAATTTAGGGCTTATTTTGCAGGTATTTGCGTTAGTTTTCCTATGTAAGCAAAGGGTAAAAAGAAAACCACAAAAATCAATCCAAAGCAGCCGCCTATAATTTCAGATAAAACAAATACTATCGGGTTTTTATTCATGGCACAGCTACAGCACGACAATGACGGATTTTTACAAGGCGAGCGCGTTAATTTAGATACGCAGACTGAATTTTTGGAATCAATCAGCAAGGATATTTCAGCAATCAAAACGGCATTGACCGAAAACAAAACTATCACGCCTGTTCAGCCTGTAGAGCGCACAGAAAGCGAAGCACCGCAAGTTGCCGAGCCGCGCGTTACGCACATAGCCGAAGCCACAACGCAAAATCCAGTCACACAACAAGCGCAATCACAATCGCCTGAAATAAGCTCAGAACGCGCCGTGCTTGCAAGCCTTGAATCCGCCGCGCAATCACTCAACGGAATTCAAATTGATTTGTCATCAACAGCAAATTCACTCAAAACAATTTCAACTACACAACAAGAAAGTAAGACGGTAAAAAATGAAACAGCAAAAAATGAAAAAAGACCACAACAAACAGGTTTTACGCCTAATGTCGGAACAAATAACAATTCTGTTGGTGATGGCAATAGCGATAACAGCACTCCACAAATCAAGCTCAGGGATGACAAGGGGCGATTTATTGCAGGAACTCAAGGTGGACGTAAACACACCGATATTGCAGAACCGCAAAAGCAGAAAAATAGAGATGCCAATGGGAGATTTTCAAGTGGTGAAAATGGCGGCTTAGGCAAGGGTAGAGGTGGTGAAGCAGGTTTTATATCGCGTTTAGCGTCAGGGATTGGTAGCGCGGTTGGAGCTGGTAACGATGTTGTAGATGAAAAAATTGACCCAGCTATTGCAGTATTTAAAGAGGTTGCCGAGCCGATTGCAAGGGTTGGTGGCGCGGCGTTAAATGTCGGAAAGACACTATTTTCAGGTGCAAAATCCGTTGTTAATTTCCTGCCAAAATTCAAAGGCAAGGACAGCGAAAGCGAATCAAAAGAAAAGACCGCAACACCTACAGCAAACGTAAGCCCTGCAACTCAAGAAGTCAGAACGCCCCCAGCGAGAATTAGCGAAACAACAACAGTAAATCCGCAACTCAGAACCCGTGATAGTCGTGGTCGTTTTGTGTCGGCAAATCAACCTGTTTCACAGCCATCAAGCCGACAAACTGGTAGCAATTTAGTTCAAAATAATCCACCACAAAGCGGCGTTGTCGAGCCATCGCGCAATACGATTTTTGGCACAAATGCCGCCAATCCGCCAACTGAAACTAACGCAACACAAACAGCACAGCCAGAGCCGCATATTGCTGAAACAAGTCAGCGCGGCTTTTTCAGTCGCAGCAACAGCTCAAGCCAAAAAGAAAAAGGCGGTAAGTTGTCGTTACGGGGCGTTATCAAAGAACTGCTTGTTTCTCGAAAAGAGCAAACCGCTTACAACAAAGCATCAAAAAAACTGTTACAGCAAATTGCAAACAAAGAAACGGTTGCAGGTGGCGATTCAGGCGGCGGTTTTTTTGCAGGATTACTAGGCGGCTTAATTCCTACGGTTGTTGCTGGTTTAGGCGCATTGGTCGCTGGTGTTGTTGCTGTTTTCACTGGTATCGGTGGAATGTTGCTTGCGGGTGTGACTGGCGTTTTAGGCGTTATTTTCTCCCCGATTGGATTGGCGATTGCAGCGGCTGGAGCTTTAGCATGGGGGTTATTTACCGAGGACGGGCAGAAATTCTTTGCGTCAATTGGTGAGTATATTTCAAAAGGATGGGATGCGTCGGTTGGGTTCATCACTGAAAACTTTAGCGGCGTTGTCGATACGGCTAACGCCTTTTGGAATTGGCTAACTGAAGAATTTTCGCCAATTACCAAAGTTGCGGGCGATTTATTCGACGGCTTAACTAAAACATGGAAAGGCATTACCGACACAATCAGCGGTATTTTTGATTCATTCTCAACATTCTTAAAAGACAAATTCGGTATTGATATTCCTGCCATTGTGCAAACGGTTGTACAGCCCGTTGCGGATGCCGCGAATGCCGCTGTGGATTCAGTCAAAGAAACCGCTAACAATGTTGCTGATTCTGCGAAAAATGCCGCAACAAATTTATGGGAAGGCGCGAAAAAAGTTGCTGGTGAAGCCGTTGAAGCCACAAAAGACGTTGTTAATCCTGCATACGAAGGCGTTAAAAAATCGGTTAAAGATGGTGCGGTTTTAAAAGATACCGCAACAGGCGTTAAGGATGTTGCGGGTGGAATTGGCGACTTTGTAACCAAGAAATACAACCAAGCTAAGTTTAACGAAGTGGATGCTGCGTTGGCATTTCAAGGTGGCGGAAATATAACGGGACTTAGTGATATTCAAACTCGTGCTTTAGCGGCAAACACAGCAAAAACAGAAAGTGGCGGCAAAGTAAATGCCGATAATAAACAGGGGTATTTTGGTCAATATCAATTCGGTGCTGAGGCTTTAGTTGAAAGTGGACTTGTTAATCAAGATAAATTGGCAGCGGCAAAAAAAGCGTCTGGTAAAAATTGGTATAAAAAACGCTCGTCAGACGGAACAATGGGCGGTCACGAAGCGTTTTTACGCGATAAGTCAAACTGGAAAACAGAAGGCGGTCTTGATGAATTTTTACAAAATAAAGAACTTCAAGATAAGGCATTTGTTGCCTACACCAATAAAAATGTAGCTGGAGGTTTGCGTAGCGGTGCAATTTCTAAAAATGATGACGCTGGAAAAATTGCTGGTTATTCAAAAGCGGCGCACTTAAAAGGTGTTGGTGGAGCTAATAAATTATTCAAAAGCGGCATTGCAAGTACAGACGGAAACGGTACATCTACAGCGACTTATGCAAAGCAAGCATCTAACGCAATGAATGAAACAGTTGCAGCTATCAATGCAAAGGTAGCCAAAGGCGAAAAACCAACTGAAACACAAACTGCCAGCGCAAAACCGATTGAAGCAGAAAGCACATTAGAAAAGCTATCGCCAATCAGCACTGCGTCCGCAAGTGAAATACCTGCAAATACAGGCGCGGTTGCGCCCGAAATCGCGGCTCAAATGCACGCTAATGAATCCGTTAAAAACGTCAATTCTGCCCTGATAGATGGCACGCAAAAGGCTATGGATAAAGGCGTTAAATATAATTATGGCTCAAAAAATTCATCAAACGGAACAATTGATTGCAGTGGCTGGGTAACAGAATTAAACAATCAAGTATTTAACGATATGGGCAAGCCAGAGGTTCTAAAAAAATCAATGGCGGCGGTTAATTCTGGACAATCGGCGGCTGGGATTATCAAGTCGGTTGGTGATTTAACTGGTAAGGAATTAAGCGGTAAAGATGTCAATATCGACAATCTAAAAGAAGGAATGATGATTGGTATTGACCACTCGCAAGGTGGCGAAAAAAGTGGTGAAGGGCGATACAAGGGTATTGACCACATTACACAGGTTGTAAAAGACCAAGTTACAGGTGCGTTGCAAATTTCAGAATCCAGCTCTAAAAAAGGCGTTCACTTAACGGACGCGAAAGAATGGCTTGATAGAAATAAAGATAAAGAAAAATACGCCGTTGACCCTTACGCGGCGGTGCGCGATGTAAATGGCACAGATTCAACGATTGCCACGACAAAACACACTGAAAACGCGGCTCAAATGAAAGGCACACGTCAAGCCGATGCACTTTCTCAATACGCAAAAACAGGTAAATTCACGCCCGTTCGCAATGATTACGGCGACGGCTCGGATTTAACGCCTGAACAAATGGCAAGCGTTCAAAAATATAACGGCGGCGATACAGCTCAAGTTGGCGTTCCAACTGGTCTGTCAGTTGATGAATCAGGTGTTTATTCTGATATTCCGACTGATAATTCACCTGAATCCATTGCTGCTAGAAAATTACAAGGCGAAAAAGCGCGTGAAACTTCCGCCAATATGTACAAGCCAAAAGATTCAACTGCAACCGTGACAGCAAGCGCGGTAAATCCTGCTGAAAAAGTAATTGAAAACACAAAACCTGATTCGCCAATTATTGCCGATATTAAGCAACGCCTAACGCCTCAAGCTGACATTGCCGCGCAATTAGCCAAAAATACCGCACCTGCCACAAATTCAATAAAAGGCATTGGTGATATTGGTGGCGCGATAACAAATCAATTGCCGTCATTTTTAAGCAATCCAATTTCGGCAATTACAAAATCTATTTCAATGCCGTCCGCACCAAAAATGCCGTCAATGCCCGTAATCGCAGAAGCACCGCCCGTTAAAGAGCCTTTGAATTCAAATGAACCACGACAAACAGCGGCGGTATCTCAACAAACGCAAGACGTAGGGCAGGATATGTCGGATAAACGTCTTTCGCATATCGTAAGTGGCGGTTATGCACGCGGCTAAGTAAAAGAAAATGCCGCCAAATTTCAAAAAGTTGAAATCTATAATCAAGGCTAAATTAACAACTGGCTAGGTATCAAAAATGGAATATATCAAAAATCTTTTAACTGCATTAGACCAATTAGGGAATTCCATTGCTGGTGGGAATCCAGACACAACTATAGCTAACGCACCATAATAAGAGTCACAAAAGCAGGTGAGACAAAAAGGTCATCAACGGAATATCCAAATTTTTTACGAATAGATTTTATTTGCGCCCAA